TTAGAGGGCAATTTTACACATGGCAATTTTACACATGGCAATTTTACACATGGCAATTTTACACATGGCAATATTTTCCAACTGTATTTTTAAACTCCGTCATCTGTGGATAACTCTTTCTCAAGATTAGTTTTCAGATACTCAAAGTAATCATCTGAAATAGGCATGTCTGAAAAAAATCTATGTACTGTGACACCTTTGCCTCTGCCTAGCCCTAAGCGGTATACTCTGAGATAGCCTGCTTTCTCTAAAAGCTTAAAGTGCTCATCTACGGTGCGCCTACTTATTCCTAGACGTCGTGCAATCTCGTCAGGATACACAACCCAATCAGACTTATTAGTCAGTATGACTGCCAAAATCCCTATTGTGGCTGGTTTCAGTTGCTTATCTTGAGTGAAAGTGTTATTGATAGATGTGTAATTTTCGTGAGTATTTCTTAGAATATACTGCATACCTCATATTTAAGCCCCTTTCTGTAACTCTCGCTTGTGCATTCCTAAAATGATGTCATAGTACGAATGACCAGCAGGGATGACATATCCTGTCAGATCGTCAACTTGAGAACCATCTGCCATGATGTTTACAATCCGTGGCTCCCATTCCTTTTTTACTGTTTTCATGATATAATTACCTCGTAAATGTTTTACTGAGTCCCTCAATGGAATTGCCGTTCCAGAGGGGCTTTTTTGTTATTCTCCTATCTGCTATAATAAAGCTAGAAAGGAGGTGACGTTATGCATGATCTAGTTATCAAGATGATTCTTGATCAGTACGGCATTGATAACTCTGAAAATTTGTCTAAAGCACTCGCCAAAGTCCTAGATGAATTTTCAAGAGATAGCCGTGTAGCTAGCAATCTGTCTAAGTCTATCAATGAGCAGAATAGACTTGCAGATAGAATGCACGGGGTTATTAGATAATCCCTATAGTCCTCTGAGCGTATTTGCGAAAGGCATTTATTTCACTGTCATCCAGTGTTATGTCTTTTGAAAAATTACGCTCTTTTTCGTTCAGTTGGTAATCGTAAAGGCCGTTTAGCTCTTCCCATCCTTTTCGAGTTAAAGACTGTCTTAAGCTAATATAGCGTTCGATAATAGACAGTGATTTTGCAACATCCTGCAGCTCTTGTTCAGCTTGCTCTTGTCTTTTTTGAGTTTTATCAATAAATTTTGAGTAATCAATCTCAAAAGCCTTGACAATTTCTGTAGTTGAGGCTTTTATCTTGCCACTAAATGGATACCGTTTAGGTCTCATCTTATTTCCTTTCTATCCTGTTAAGCATTCCTGATTAAGGAACTTGTTTATAAAGTACTGTTGGCCCTTACCAGTGACCTTACTAGTCTTATTGATACTGATATGACCGTCTGCGTGCTGGATGTTAGTTTCTTTGATTTCAAACAAACCTAACTCCATTGATTTTTGCGTAGGCATGTTCCAACTAGCTCCACGTTTCTTGATAAGATAACCGTTATCACGTAGCCAGCTAAACAAGCGATTTGCTCCGATTTTGAAACCATTCTGACTGATGAGCTTGGCTAGGTCTCCAACCAAGATAGATGTGTGACTAGCACTGACTGCGTCGGCAAAGAGCACTTTAGGACGGTCAGCCTCAATCTGAGCCTCTAGCTTGTGGACTTTCTGATCAGCCATAAGTAAGGCTCTTGCCATGATTTTCTCAGGACTGTTGAAGTCTTTCTCTACTTGGATAAAGTATTGTCGGACTTGCTTGCCTCGCTCCGTTCGCTGGATCATAGCAATTTATTTGGCCATGTCTAGCTTGATGACGTGGTCAACTTTGTTGTGACCCCCTCGTCCTGTTTGGTTTCCAAAATTGGAAAGCAAAACATAGTCCTGATTTTCTGTAAAACCATAATCAGTCATACGGTCAAACCATGTAGTGTAGTTTGAATTAACACCCAGCGCTTCGTGTAGTTGTCTGCCTGACACTACTGGCTCATGGTTATCATTCAGAGTTACATTGATGAGTTCATTCATGTTTACTCCTTTCTGTTCAAGAAATTTGAACATTGTTTGCAAAAAAATAGGCTGGAATATCATTTAGATCAAGATCCAGTAATTCTATTGCCCGCTCCATCTCTTCGTCTCTCCAACCAACTTTATTATTAAGTTTGAGTGATAGAGAACGTTCAGATAAACCTAAAGCTATAGAGAAGTTGTATTGTGTACCATATTTCTCAACGATTTTCCCTGACAACTTTGAAAAATCTTTAGTCATTGCATTTCCTCCTGTTTATCTTTTGCTCAAATATTTTGAACAAATTCATTCTAACTCATCTTTTAACTTTTGTCAACCAAAAAATTCAAGTTTTTTGAATTTTTTTCTTGAATTTTTGTTCAAGATACTTTATAATGAAATTATGAAATTATGAAATTCAATAAGGAGGCAGTCGATGGAGCGTAGTAGTACATCAGCAAGGCTCAGACAACTAATGTCTGAAACAGGTCTAAGACAAGTAGATATTTTAGATAAATCTAAACCGTTCCAAAAACAATTAGGTGTAAAGATGGGAAGAAGTGCCCTATCTCAATATGTAACGGGAAAATCTAAACCAGATGATAAAAAACTATATCTTCTATCTAAAACTCTTGGCGTTAGCGAAGCTTGGCTTATGGGCTATGATGTTGAGAAAAAACGTATACCAGATAGTGAGCGTAACTCAATATCAAATGAACAGCCTGAAATCTTGCCTATCTACAATAAGTTAGAGAAACCTAGACAAGAAAAAGTCCTTAGCTTTGCTAAAGACCAACTTGAGGAGCAAGAAAACTCTAATATTATTTCTATTTTTAACAAGCCTCAAGATGACGAGGATTACATTACTGATTATGTAGAGGGCTTGGTAGCTGCTGGAAATGGGACTTTCCAAGAGGACAATCTCCACATGGAGGTAAGACTGAGAGCCAATGATGTTCCTAACGAGTATGACACTATTGCTAAAGTAGCTGGCGACTCAATGGAGCCACTTATAGAAGATAATGATCTATTATTTATCAGAGTAGCTAGTCAAATTGATGTCAACTCAATCGGTATCTTCCAGGTAAACGGGAAAAACTTTGTTAAAAAACTTAAGAGAGATTATGATGGACGCTGGTACTTGCAAAGTCTAAATAATAGCTATGAAGAAATCCATCTAACAGAAAATGACGACATCCGTACAATCGGAGAGGTCGTAGATATTTATAAGGTTTAAAAAATATGTGCAATAACTGAATCACATTAGAGAGGATTTTAATATGGGAATATTTAATTTTTTATTTGGAAGTAAAAAACAGAAAGAACCGCAACAAATTTCCGTTACTGTTTCTCCGTCTAAAGAATTTGACTACTATCGGCCTAAGTATTTCAAAATACTAAACTCAAGACCTAATATATTTGAAATATATGGAAGAGGCTTTGATTTTCCAAAATACAACGATAACTTTATAACTCCAGAGGGTTATCCTCTTAGAGAGTTACTACTCTTGGTTTGGTGGGGGAAAACAAAGAGTGGAAGAAAATCAACTATATCAATCCCTAAATATTTTTTTCATGATTACAATCTAAATGCTGAAAAAATAACAAGAAAATTCAAAGACAACTCATTGCTTTATGATGATGACGGCAAAACACTTTTGACTGATGAAGGGAGGGGTATTGCTGATAAATATTCGTCGCTATGGGAGATACACTCAGCTAAAGGATACCCTACAAATCTTGATATCGATTTCCCAACATGGGACAAAAATAAATTTGATTTAATGATGTGCCAAGTGCAAATAAGGTATCACAGTGAGTACGCTAAATTTTGCAAAGAATTAGTTAATTATTTCAACTCCCTAAATGCACCAACGAGCGCTTTAGAAATTCACAATGAAATCAATTACTACATCAACGAAATGAATAGTAATTTAGCAAGAGTAAATGACCTGAAAGAAAAATTGATCATCTTAGTGAGCCATCGCGCCTCTACTATGGCAATTTGTGATCAAGTCATTCCTATCGCCAACGGACGGATGTCGTAGTTAAGGCTTGTTGAACGTCAAAGTGCGGTGGGTTTTCATGGTGTTTTAAAACGCTGAGAAAATCCACCGCACTTTTTTTATGTGTATTTTTTCTGTTTGCTATCGACAAATCAGCTAAATAACAAAATGTTTAAATAATCAGTTGTTTTTTGAAAACGATCTCTGTATA